AAACAGTCATACATCACAGATAAACGTAACGAGGCTAAGTGGGATTCACTCTTCAACGCAAGGCTTGTAAAGGAGCTGGAATCATACAGAGCATCGCACAAGGAATCCGTGAAGTCAACTACGAAAGAGAAGACACATATCAAGGATAGTACAGCTTCGAAGTATGACGCGAACGGCAACAAGGTTGGTGAGGATAAATTTCACTACGAATATCACGAAATATCACATGAAGACGTACAGATACTGAGAGATAGTATTTCTAGTCTTAAGGAATACAAGGATAGTGCTGCGATATATCATAGCAAGTGTGACTCCTTAATCTCAACGATAAGCGAAATATCGAAAGATAAAGCATATGTAGAGAAACAACTATCAAGGACTGACAGGGCATTTTTGAATATAGGTAAGATAGCTTCAGTTTGTCTTTTCATAGGCATTCTCGCATTTTTAGGTTGGATATACTGGAAATTAAAGCTACACAAACGTTCTTAGTTTTTTCTAATGTTTTTATTTGGTTATTGATTTATAAACAAAAAGTGGTGACCGCACGCGATGTGTAGTCACCCCTAAACAATATAGATAATGCACAGAAATTATTCTTCAGCTCCCTGGAGGAACTTGATACCATACTTCGTCTCGTAGTGTTTCTGCTGCTCTTCTGTCAACATTTTGGTTTCGCTGTCGTAGAACACGGTAAGCAGCTCTCCGTAATCTTTGTCGTAGAAGTAGTTGTATTTATTGCAGAGATAGTTCCTTGCACAGAGACATCTGCTTGGAATGGTCTTGAACTTGCGTTGTGTCTTCTGTTTAATTCCGTTCGCTGCTCTGTACCTGTCAAGCCTAAGCGTCTTTTTTAGAGATTCAGAACGTTTAGCTATTACCTCAGGTCTTACTATTGCCTGAGCACATTTCAACCGAAGTCTTTCTTCCGTTTCCTGGGTATGAGTAACGCCTAGTGACTTTGCTATGCTTGTTACGCATGACTTTGTTATCCCAAGCTCTTTGGAAATTTCGGAAGAAGAGTAATCCGGATATAGCTTACGGACAGATTCCCAGATCTTCTCTCTTTGCTCTTTTCTTGCGTCCTTGAACGAATCCCCATGCAGCCTATGTAGCCACCAGTAAACAGTCTGTACTGCGCAACCGAAGCTCTTGGCCATTGCGTAAGGAGATTCGTAAGGGTGTTCCTTTATATACGTTTTCTGTTCATCTGTGATATTCATGTATTTTCACAAACTTTTTTTTATAAGCATAAGCTATCTATCTAAAATCACCACTACCATCAATCTTGCCTCTCTCCTTTCGGGAAGCAAGCTTATCAAGATTTTCCTGGCAGATAGAATTTGCATTCCATCCAAATACCGAACATATTCCGTTCAGTTGCCAAAAGCAATCTCCGAGCTCGGCACGAATTGCCTTGATCTCCTCCTCCGTTACATCCTCGTGAACCACCAGCTTACTATTCTCGATATGAGCCTTTCCTTTTCGGATAAGTTTACCAATCTTCGAAGTAAACTCTCCAAGTTCACCCATAAGATTAAGAGTCATGTAGCTAAAGTTCTCACAACTAGGCATACAAGTAGTCATTGCAGCCTTCTGATACTCATTAAGTGTCAATTCTTTATTTTCCATTTTAATATTTAAAGTTTAAAATTCATGTTTCTTGCAAACCTTATCACAAGATGTTTCGCAATCTTTTTTGTAGCACCAACCATCACCTAGACAATCTTCGTCAATAAACCAAAGACAGTTGCCGCAACATTTTTCTTCTTCATTCATATATCATATTTTTTAATTTATTAGTACTATTTAATATATCTCTAATCACGAAAGTATTTTTACCAGCTAGCCTATTAAGACAATTCATAAGCTTACGAGAATATCTTGCAGTAATCTTTTCTGCCTTTACGATACGATGGTCAACTCTGCCATAGCCACCACCTTTGCTAACATAATACAAAGCCCATCTAGGCTCCCAGTATTGCTTAATCTTAGGCAGTTTTTTCGGTAAATCCAAGCCGTACAATATCATCCTCATATAGCGAGGACTTCCGTAGCAACGCTTCATTATCTTCTTAGCTAATCTAATCTTCATCCTTACACCTCCTCCCAATCGGTTGCGAGAATACATTCAGTAGGTATAGCTGCAACACCTAAAGAGAACATATTAGACACACACGTTCTGTATGATATTGTTTGAGGGAAACAGCCGCCTCCGCATATAGCAAAGATGTATTCGCTATTTTTACGTCTAACATTCTTCCCTTCCTTCATTCTTCTTAGAGCCTCCGAGAAGTCAAATATTTCTTTCTTCATAGTTACTTGTTTTTATGACAAGGGCAGCTCTCGGCGTGAATAACACAAACTCCGTGTTTCGTGTCCACAAGCAGATAGTCATGCCCATTTTTAGTAAATACTGTTGTACTAAATTCTTTTGCAGGCTCTTTTCTATTAGCCAATGAGCAAACACCTTCAAAAGCCAACGTACCTACGAGCAAGCACAAGACGAACCAAAGGGCTGACTTGGCTAAGTCTAAAATCTTTTTCTTCATACGCTAATTCTCTTTATCGAATTTATTACAAATAACTTTACCATCAACCGTTCCGTCTTCTTTTATGTAATAACACAAAGGATAAGAAAACACTCTTTTATTGTAACCAATAAAGGAAATTGCAAAAGTGCCTTTAGTGTAAACGACTTCAAATTTAGATTCTCCTTCGAGAATATCACCTTCCCAAATCTCATTGCCATCACAATCTTTCAGACCGGTGAATTGGCAGACCGTTAAAGGGTCAACCTGATGTGCCTCGTTTCTATTAAGCATTGATTCACTCTGCCTATCCTCGATGATGTAAGTGTTACCACATTCAGCATAGAAGTAACCTTCTGCCCAAGTCTTATTGTCAAGACGTTTAGCCTTAAACTTTATGTTTTCTGTTTTCATAAGCTACTTCTTTTTCCAATATTTACCAATTAAATAACCGATAACTCCACCCATAAAAGCTATAAATAGAACAACTATGGTAAGTATAACATAAAATCCAAACATAAGCTATTCTTATTTAAGTTCTACTGGTTCATCGCTCCAAGACAATTCTCTTCCGATGAGTTTCTTGATGCTACCACTACAAAGAGAAATCTCAGTAAATGTATCTTTCCAACCATAATAGTTATCTTCATCCGTCACTCTTATTGGCTTACACATTGAGATAAATTCTCTTCCTTGTTTTGTTACTGCTACCCATGCCATAACTATTTCTCCACTTTTACACCGAACGGAGTTCCGTCGGCAAATAACAAATTCTTAAAGCTATTTTCAAATGTCTCATCTTCATATCCACGGAAGTGACAGCCATTAGTAACTAAGCATGTAAATGCACGATGTGTTTGATAATTAGCAAAGTACTTATCTTTAACAACACCAAACGGCTGATGCTTTAACATTTCTTGCCAGCACTCTTCTGCATCCTTGAATGGACGGTACTTTGGTTCTGGCTTAATTCGGTACTCTATATTATCCCAGTACCCTATTTCCTTTATTTCCGTCCAATCATTCGGGACACTTATGCCTTTTACGGCACTCGGTTTTGTCCTACACTCAATCACTTTTCCTTCTGCAAAAACTTGCAGAATAGGATAAAATTCTTTAGCTTGATTTCTGTCCATAATCAATCCTCCATTATAATTCTTCATACATTTTTTGATGCTGTTCTAAACTCTTTGTAAGTCTCTCAATAGCCATATCTTTCAATTCTTTAAAAGATATGAACCTAAAAATGGAAGTTTTTTCATACCCAATGCATCCTAGCCCATTAGACAATGTGATGGTTTCTTCTGTTGCATCTACAGCTTCCTTCCAATACTTAAGAGCTTTCTTGTCTTTTTCAATTAAACTTCTTAAGTTTGTAGCTTTGTTATAAATTTCTTCTGTCATATCAATCCTCCAATTCTTTAAGTGCATCCTCAATATTGCCCATAGCCTTCCAAAGAAGATTATGCTGAGTAGCACCACCTTTATTGTATTCATCAAGCTGACTGAATGCTTGACTTAATAATTTCTTAATTTTGCTCATTACTTTCCCTCCTTTGCGTTACACGTTGCTTGGTCTCCTTCATAGTAAGGAGCACCGACTTTAGGTAATATCTTAGTGTTCCTATTGCAGGAACATTGCATTACCCAAGGTGCGTTCACCTTTCCGCATCTAGGGCATATCCATCCTTCTTGTGCCATATTCTCTTCTTTTTACCCTCTCCATTTTACAGGAGAGGGTGGTTAGTTACTCAGTTACTTCAACAAACTTTCTGTTTTTAAGTTGATACCAAGTATCAGCCTTGATATTCTCTCCATCAACGTACTCAGTCTTAACATATACTGGAACATCACGTTTCTTTTCATCGCTCCATTTCCATTCTGCCAGCGTTATCCATGAGCCTACCTTTGCTTTTGCTCTGGAACTATTGCCAGCACACATGATAACGGAATCTTCTCCTGTGCTATCAATCTTAGCATAGTCGCCCGATG